GCAATGTGGTGGCACCGGTCATGGTCATGTCGGTGTCAGGATTGATATCAGATCCGGTGCCACTGCCAAAAAACAAGAAACACACAGGCACGCCCATGGCATAAGCATCAATAGTGGTGGTAGTGGTTGATATGCCCACCGTGCCCGTTTGTGTATAGGTAAAACTGGCAGCGGACTGCACTGAAGTAGAGCTGCCAGTTCCGCCCAGCACACTCTGCCAATCACTACGGGCGGCGCCTGCTGTGCCTCGCACCACTATCAAAAACTTGGACATTATGGTGCTGCCTGTGGCACCGGTTAGTGTGACTCCTGATTCAGTGTAGCTCAACACTTGTCGAGTGTAAACGGTTAATCTAGTGGTGCCACTGGTTTGGCTTGTGCCCAATATGGTAAATCCCGAAGGTGTCACTGCTGCAGGCAGTGTGGCACCCATGGCGTAGTCTACAAAATACAAGGTATCACCCAGTTGCACCTGCGGGGTAACAATGTTGGCGGTGGCACTGGTAGTATATTCGGGTATGGTTATTGTGTTGGATGTAACATTCAGCGGGGCAGCCCAATCAAAAGTTTTGTTCCAAAGTATGCGAACTGCGCCGCCGGCTCCCTGGCCACCATAATAGGCCGTGGATCCCGCACTAGGAGCACCGGCGCCGCCGGATCCTGGCAAACCAATCATGTTTGATGAGTTTGCAGCGTAGGTAACGTCTGACACGCTGGTTCTACCGCCAATACTAGAACCAAGTCTGCCAACTGCGTTTCCAGCATTGTTTAGCCCGCCTGCTCCATTTGCCCCTTGCCCATACCATAGAACTCCGCCACCAGGTCCGCTGATGATGCTGTTGCTGAAAGTGCCACCGCCGCCGCCGCCGCCGCCTGCGCCTGCATTGCCGCTGCCTACATTGGTACCACCTTGGCCGCCAGTGCCTGAGTAACCGGCTGCGCCGCCTCCACCACCACCAATGTCGTTGGCTGCCGTGCCGTTGCCCCCAGCACCACCAGATTGTCGCACATCGCCAACTCCAGACGCTGCTGCTCCACCTGCTGCGCCGGTGCCTGCTGTACCACCTGTAGTTCCGTTGGATCCGCGGCCACCTTGTGCCAACAACAGGGTGGTGGCTCCTCGCAAGATGCTGGCGTCGCGGCCTGCAGCACCAGCAGTGCCAGTGAGTCCGCCGTTGTCTGCTTGATTTGGAACGTTGACAGTAAGAGTTTCGCCGGGAGTAACTGCAATACTGTTGCTGTAGCTCAAGGCGCCTCCGCCAGCACCCCCGGCTGCTGCTGTGGCACCGCTGCTGGCTCCACCACCACCTCCGCCTGCGCCTATGGCCAAGGCTGCAATGCTGGTAACTCCCGGTGGCACAGTGATAGTGTAAGAAGTTGTGGAATTGTTCGCGGCCCCGTTTTGACTGCGAAACAGCACTCCGCCAGGCACCGCACCGCCCACTGTTAAAAGACCTCTACTCAACAACATTATACAGTCCCCGACAATGCACCATAAACAGTGCTGCTGACTTTCCAAAGCACTATCACAGTGTTGCCCGTGCTGGCCAGTGTGGGCGCACTGTTTCCTACCCAGTTCACTCCTACACTGGTCCAAGTTATTGAATACACGTTGGCTGTTATCATCAAGGTCATGCTTTGACCTGATGAAAAACTACTGGCAGTAGGTGTTCGGCTGGCACCCAGAGTCCACAACTGAACTGTGCCGTTGGTGGGATTCAAATCAACTGCGGCACCGTCGGTGATGGTATACACAGTTTCGTTGATGCTGCCGCCTGATGCTAGATTTTTGGCAGTGAATACGCCGCTGGTTTTGTTGAATGTAAGGTTTGCGTTGGCACCAAAAATGCCGCCATCGTTGAACTGGACCTGAGTGTCTGTGCCTGCTGCTGTGGGTGTTCCTGAAAGTCCACCGCTGCCGGGGTTTACTGTGGTTACTTCAATTGAAGAAGCATTGGCTGGTGCTGAACTAAAAGTTATATTTGCTCCAGACAACGAATAAGTGGATCTCAACAGCAACACACCATTGTAACTTACAAACGTGGAATTGATGCTGGGCGGTGCTGAACTCAACGTGAATACTGTTTGTACTCCGTTGCCGGTAAAGGTCTGTGACAATACATTGCCAGCAGAGACGTTGGCAAAATACAAGGAGCCGTTGCCATAAGTGGCCAAAAGTTGATTGGCTGTGCCGTCTGTGTTTGGCAATGTTATAGCACCAAATGTGGGACGCCCAACAGTGCTCACTATCCCGAGAGATATGATGTTGCCGCCGGTGATATTGGCAGAAGCAGTAACAGCATTTGAAGTTTTATCAAAAGTCAATGCAGCAGAGCCACTAAAAACACCACCATCATTGAACTGTATTTGAGTGTTTGCGCCGCCGGGAGTGCCGCCACCGCCACCAGAAAACGGAGCACCGTTTGCATAATAATAACCGTTGGTATAGATATTGCCAAAAAAGTTTGCGGCAGTGACGTTTCCAGCAACGCTTATCAATCCGCTAGTTAGTATATTTCCACCAGTGATGTTGGCTGTGGCCGAAACTATGCCACCTGTAGTCACGTTACCTGCTGATAAGTTTCCTGTGCTAGTCGTACTAAGTGTTGTGTTACCTGTGACGCTGAGAGTACCAGTGGCCGATATTGCTCCGGCTGTTAAAATATTGCCGCCGGTGATGTTGCCGCTGGCACTTACTAAACCGGTGATGTATTCGCCTGTGGTGGCAAACACCGCTATGTTGCTGGTTCCACCAACGCCAACTGTGACGTTGCCACCTGAACTTACTACAGTGACGTTGCTTGTACCATTGAATATGCTGTTGGAACTGGTAGTGATGCCAGTCAGCAGAGCACCGTTGCCCAAGATATAGTTACCGGTTACATTACCAGTAACGCTTATCTGTGTGTTGATATTGAGAGTGTTGGCCGTTATGATGTTGGCCGTTATGGTATTAGCAGTGGACCCAAGGCGTGTCCACGTGTTGCCGACGTTGGAAAACTGATATGTTATGTTGTTAACAATAGCAGTTTGGCCGTTCGTCGGCGATACTGGAAAGGCCATCTTCTATCCTTTATTGCATACAAATCACGATTTCGATAGTGCCTTCACCGCCGCTAAAGTTTTCCAATGCTTTACCAATCACAGTACCTACTGTAGGATTGGCTTCGGCTCTTGCACGACCATTCCCAGCAGATACCATCAAATCACCCTTGACAATTTTGCCAGTTACTTGTGTTGGTACTCGTCCAACCAAAGCCACAGCAACAACGTGTGCGCCGTCAAGAGTTGAGTTCATCAAGTGCGCTGGGTTTGTAGAAACCACACCAGCAACCCGCTTGCTGGAATCACGAGTACTTATAGTAACCTCTTGTTCGCCATCAAATTCCAAAACTGTTCCTGGAGTATACGCTGCATCAGCCAGATAGTTTTCTGCCAAGTCAGCATACTGTGCTGTGGTTGCTTTACCAAATATGGTGTTGAAGTAGTTGCTTGAACTACCAATGTTGCCTACCGCGTTACCGTTGGCGTTGATAATGTTGCCCAATGTAACATTACCAGTTGATACTGTCAAGCTAGAACCAGTGATTGCACCAGTTGCACTGATCAATCCACCTGTCAGAATGTTACCACCTGTGATGTTGCCACTTGCACTTACCACATTACCAGTAATGCTCGGAGTCAAACCAGCCAATACTGTGGTACCGCCTGCAGGGTTAACAATTGTAACCGCAGTGGCGTTGGCACTGATTTGAGCGTTGCCCAGGTAGATTGTGCTGTTGGCCAACCAGATGTCTTTCCAACGTTGACTTGATGTGCCTAGATCGTATGTGATATTGGCACTGGGGTTAATGTTACCAGTCATCACCAAGTTGCCCGGAGAGAATACTGCCAAGTTGCCTGTGCCACCAATGTTGACGTTGGCATTGCCGCCTGCTGACTGAATATCAATACTGGTTGTACCGTTTTGTACTCTGTCGCCCAGGATGTTTCCAGTCAATGTAGCATTGCCAGTCACAGTCAAGTCACCAGTGATGCTCAAACCACTATCGTACCATACACCAACGTTGGCTGTGCCGCCCACGCTGGTTGTAATGTTACCGCCAGAACTCACAACAGTGATGTTGGAAGTACCATTGTTGATATTACTCACGCTGGTTATAATACCAGTCAGTGTAGCGCCATTACCGTAGTAGTTCTGAGCGTACACATTGTTGAACGTTGCTATTGGGCTACCAATGTTGTACGTGGCATTGGCTCCAGCCAACAAGTTGCCATATATAGCCATGTCGCCTGCAGGGCCATTTGAGAATGCAGGACTTGATACGTCTACCCAATAATTTGATGTTCCATCATTGAGGTATTCATAAAGTACGTCGGTAGAAGTGTTGTACCACCACCAGCCTGTGGTTGGGTTTGCTGGGGGAGTTGTAGATGCTGAATAACCCACAACTGCAACACCATTGGCATAGTAGAAGTTTGTTGCTGCAACGTTGCCACCACGGATGTTACCTGTGGCACTTATGATACCTGCTGTGAGTAAGTTTCCACCAGTTACGTTAGCGGTAGCTGATACCAAACCACCCGTCAACACATTGCCACCAGTAATGTTGGCAGTTGCACTTACCAATCCGCCTGTGAGCACATTACCACCAGTGATATTGGCTGCGCTTGTGATGGTTGATGTGGCTGAAATCAAGCCACCTGTCAACAAGTTACCGCCTGTTACGTTGGCTGCTGATGTGATTGTACCAGTTGAGCTGATCAATCCGCCTGTGAGTACGTTGCCACCTGTAATGTTGGCAGTTGCTGAAATCAAGCCACCTGTCAACAAGTTACCGCCTGTTACGTTGGCAGTTGCACTTACTAATCCACCAGTTAGGATGTTGCCACCTGTGATATTGGCTGCTGATGTGATGGTTGATGTAGCTGAAATCAAGCCACCTGTGAGTACGTTACCACCAGTCACGTTGCCAGTTGCCGAAACTGTGCCAGAAACTGCTACACCAGTGTTGGAGAACACTGCCACATTTGATGTGCCGTTGACGCTTACAGTAATGTTGGCGTTGGCAGTAGCAATGTCAACATTGGATGTTCCGTTGTTGATATTGGCTACTGAAGTAATTACACCAGTTAAGAATGCGCCATTACCAAGAATGTAATTACCAGTTACGTTGCCAGTTGAGCTAATCAGGCCGCCTGTGAGCACATTGCCACCAGTGATGTTGGCAGTAGCCGATACAGCACCACCTGTGAGTACGTTACCACCGGTTACGTTGGCAGTAGCCGATACAGCACCACCTGTCAACAAGTTGCCACCGGTTACATTGGCTGCTGATGTAATAGTACCAGTCGAGCTAATCAAGCCACCTGTGAGTACGTTACCACCTGTAATATTGGCAGTAGCTGAAACAGCACCGCCTGTCAACAAGTTACCACCGGTTACGTTGGCAGTTGCAGACACTAGTCCACCTGTCAATACATTACCACCAGTGATATTGGCTGCTGATGTAATTGTGCCAGTCGCTGATACCAAACCACTTGTGAGTACATTACCACCTGTAATGTTGGCAGTAGCCGATACTGCACCGCCTGTCAACAAGTTGCCGCCAGCAATATTGGCTGCTGATGTGATTGTTGATGTAGCTGAAATTAAGCCACCTGTCAACAAGTTGCCACCAGTAATGTTGGCAGTTGCAGATACTAGTCCACCTGTCAGTACGTTACCACCAGTGATGTTGGCTGCTGATGTAATGGTACCAGTTGAGCTAATCAGGCCGCCTGTGAGCACATTGCCACCAGTGATGTTGGCAGTAGCTGATACTGCACCACCTGTGAGCACATTGCCACCAGTTACGTTGGCTGTTGCAGATACTGCACCACCTGTCAGCAAGTTACCACCGGTTACATTACCAACCGCACTAACAATAGTGTTAGAAGTCACGCTGTTTACGTTAATATTGCCAGTTACTTGAATATTACCAATAAACGCATTTCCAGCAATGAAGTTATCGCCTGTGATGTTGCCAGTTGCAGAAATTAATCCAGCTGTGAGTACATTGCCACCTGTAATGTTGGCAGTAGCCGATACTGCACCACTTGTCAACAAGTTGCCGCCAGTGATATTGGCTGCAGAAGTAATCGTTCCTGTTGAGCTGATTAAACCACCTGTCAAGACGTTACCGCCAGTGATATTGGCTGCAGAAGTAATCGTTCCTGTTGAGCTGATTAAACCACCTGTCAAGACGTTACCGCCAGTGACATTACCTGTCACTGAAACCACTGCACCCAATAGACTTGAGCCAGTTACTGTACCAGTAGCTGACACAAAGCCAGCTGTCAGCAAGTTACCACCAGTTACGTTGGCAGTTGCACTTACCAAGCCAGCTGTCAACAAGTTACCGCCAGTCACATTACCTGTAGTGTTTAAGCTGGTGCCAGTTGCTGCACCAATATTGGGAGTTGTTAGATTAGCTGATGCTTTGACAATGATGTTGCCACTGAGATCAAAGGCTGTAGTAATGTTATCAACCTTGGCGCTGAATGTCTGACCATTCAAGACCAAACCAGCACTAGTGTTGGCTGAGTAAATCTGAGCCTGGCTGAACTGAGCAAACGCAATATTGCTGGTACCAAATGTGATAGTTCCTGTGGGTTGATCAACTACCCAGGCTGATCCCAAGTTCACGTTACCGCTGGTCACAAAGAAGTAGTCGTTGATACTGAGTTGTTCAGCATCGTTGGGACCGTATTCATCAGCATCTGTGCTTCGTGTGATCACTGTAGCATTTGACCATACATAGATACCATTGTGTACAGCATTAGCTTCGTTCTTGACCATGATACGTGTGCCCACTGTTTGCACGTTGGCTGTGTCAATAAGATTAAATGTTCCTGTGGTGGTCAGTGTGGCGCCAATACCATTGCCAGCACCATTGGGCTGATTGTAAGTTATGGTACCGCCTGTGGCTGTAGCCAAAGTGGTATCGGTAGCCACAACCACTGCTTCGTGATATGCTAATGCAGTCGAAGCCTGAAGGTCAACATAATACTTAGAAGCTACATCAGAGTTTTGCACTGGAGTAAGTTGCACCCCGTTGATGTAGCGATTGCCCAATACAATGTTGCCGGCTGGTTCTAGATTTAAGTTGCCTGATGCAGTAGTAATAGTTAATTCACCAGAATCAACAATGTTGCCAGCAAGACTTACGTTGCCAGCTGTGATAATGTCGCCAGTTGCTGACACTGTTCCAGCAGTTCTAATGTTGCCGCCGGTGACGTTTCCTGTAGCAGTTACCAAACCGCCTGTGGTTATATTACCACCAGTGATGTTGGCCTGTGATGTTATAGTTGATGTGGCTGATATCAATCCACCTGTTAGTACGTTACCACCAGTGATATTGGCCGTTGCACTGACAATTCCGCTTGTCAAATAATTGGCAGCAATACTATTGCCTGAACTTGATATCAAACCGTTGTTTAGAATATTGCCGCCAGTGATGTTGCCAGTTGCAGACACCTGACCACCCGTCAACACATTGCCACCAGTAATGTTGGCTGCTGAGGTGATAGTACCAGTTGCACTTACCAAACCACCTGTGAGTACGTTGCCACCAGTGATGTTGGCTGCTGCAGATACAGCGCCACCTGTCAACAAATTACCACCAGTTACGTCGGCTGTTGCGGATACTGCGCCACCTGTGAGTAGGTTACCACCACTGATATTGGCTGCTGATGTGATTGTTGATGTAGCACTGATCAATCCACCTGTTAACAAATTACCACCAGTTACGTTGGCTGCTGCTGATACAACACCACCTGTGAGTATGTTGCCACCTGTAACATTACCCGAAGCACTGACCACTGATCCCAACAAACTTGAACCAGTTACTGTGCCAGTTGCCGATACTAAACCACCTGTCAACACATTGCCACCAGTAATGTTGGCTGCTGATGTGATTGTGCCAGTTGCACTTACCAAACCACCTGTTAGTACGTTACCACCTGTTACGTTGGCGGTAGCTGATACAGCACCACCCGTTAATACGTTACCGCCTGTGATATTGGCTGCTGATGTGATTGTGCCAGTTGCTGATACCAAGCCACCGGTGAGTACGTTGCCACCAGTGATGTTGGCTGCTGATGTAATAGTTGATGTGGCACTGATTAATCCACCTGTCAACAAATTGCCACCAGTTACGTTGGCAGTAGCTGATACAGCACCACCTGTCAATACGTTACCACCTGTTACGTTGGCGGTAGCTGATACAGCACCACCTGTCAATACGTTGCCACCAGCAATATTGGCTGCTGATGTAATGGTTGATGTGGCAGAAATCAATCCACTTGTGAGTACGTTACCGCCTGTTACGTTGGCAGTAGCTGATACAGCACCACCTGTCAATACGTTGCCACCAGTTATGTCGGCTGCTGATGTGATTGTACCAGTTGAGCTGATCAATCCTCCTGTGAGTACGTTGCCGCCAGTGATGTTGCCACTTGCGGAAATTAACCCATTGACATATTCACCGGTTGATGCAAACACCACCACGTTTGATGTTCCATCAACGCTGACTGTGACGTTGGCATTGGCAGCAGCAATGTTGACATTAGATGTTCCGTTATTGATGTTGGCTACTGAAGTGATTACTCCAGTTAAGAAATAGCCGTTACCAAGAATGTAATTGCCAGTCACGTTACCAGCAGCTGATATCAAGCCTGCTGTGGTTATATTACCACCAATTACGTTACCGCTTGCACTCAATGTGGTACCAGAAATTACGTTGGCACCCGAAATGTTGCCACCAGAGCCGCTGGTAGTAATATTTCCAAATGTTGCATTGCCGGTTGCAGATATTGCGCCCCCGGTCAATATATTGCCGCCTGTGATGTTGGCTGCTGATGTGATGGTTGATGTGGCTGAAATCAAGCCACCGGTCAATACGTTACCACCTGTGACGTTGCCCGAAGCACTGACTACTGATCCCAACAAACTTGAGCCAGTCACAGTACCGGTTGCAGACACAATTCCGCCAGTCAACAAGTTGCCGCCTGTGACATTGCTGGTGGCACTAACAAGTCCGCCAGTTAATACGTTACCACCAGTGATGTTGGCTGCAGAAGTAATGGTTGATGTGGCTGAAATTAAGCCACCGGTCAATACGTTACCACCTGTGATGTTGGCGGTTGCTGACACAGCACCATCAGTTAGTACGTTACCGCCTGTTACGTTGGCAGTAGCTGATACAGCACCACCTGTCAATACGTTGCCACCTGTGATGTTGCCAGTTACTGAAACCACTGCACCCAAGTGACTGGAACCAGTGATCGCCCCAGTTGCCGACACATATCCAGCTGTTAAAATATTGCCGCCAGTTACATTGCCGCTGGCGCTTAAAACGCCTGTTATATATTCACCCGTGGTGGCAAAAACTGCCACATTTGATGTACCAGCCACAGAGACAAAAATGTTGCCGTTGGCTGTGGCAGCAATATTGCTGTTTCCAGCAGAGACTGGGAAACCAGAAGTACTTGCTGCGATTCCAGTAAGTTGGCTACCATTACCAATAAAGTAGTTGCCAGTTATGTTACCTGTGGCACTGATTGTGGTGCCCACTGTGAGCGCACCGTTAACAGCAATTGTGTTGGCTGTGATAACGTTTGCGGTCGATAAAATTCTAGTCCAAGAGTTTGTTGCACTAGAGTACTGGTAAGATACTTGATTTACTACCGTTATTTGTCCATTTGTTGGTGATACTGGAAATGCCATAATTTCTCCGGTTGGTCCTATATACTACTTATGACAAACCCAAACTTTTGATTTTGGTGCCGCTGCACTGCTTTTTTGTCATGTTTTTGCATTGTTGCTATTTAAAGTTGCTGCCTCAACCACTCTTCTCTGCTGATTGTAGGTGACGGATCACCAATGGGTGCTGGTGCAATTGGTATGCGTTCTGCTGGTGGCTGGGGACTTTGAATCTGTCGCTGCAACCACAGTTCACGACTCATCTGCGGCGGCGGGTATTTTTCTTTGACTGTTCGAATCCTGTCAGCCATTTCAGGAGGGAAAACTCCTGCATGATATAAAGCGTCCAATTGTTCTTCAATGCTGGGATATTCTCTAGCACGATTTCTACGATACTCGTACCAATCATAGGTGTTCTGCAGCCGCATCTGCTCATTGAGAATTTGTTCTTCGGTGACTGGGGCCACCGGCGGGTTTATCCAATGCACTGCGCCCGTGGTCACAGAAATAGAAACTTCTGCTCCGGGAACCAAGCTTTGTATGGCTTGCATTTTGCTGATCATGCGGCAATCTCCATGGCTATGAGCCAAATATTTGTGCTGGTCAAAGTGCTACTAGCGTTGGATATTTTTTGTTGCAATTTGTAAGTAACGGCGCTGGTGGTACCTGGACTGTCTTGATACGAATATGCAATTGCTCCCGCTCCCCCAATTCCGCCACCAGCAATGGTGCTCTCGTAATTTTGTATCTGCAAACTAGTAGTTGGGCTTCTGACCAACTGTGTATCAGCTGTAACGTTGGCACCGGACACCGAAGTAAAACTGCTGGTTCCTGTGGCCAGAATCAAAATTTTGCTGGTTGCACTTGATGGCGTAATCGTAACCGTTGCTGAACTGATGTCTACATAAGAGGTGCTGTTGGTTATGCTGCCGCCCAGAGCAGAACTCATCACTGTTTGAACCACGGCGCCCACTGGCATGGCATTGGCTCGCAATCTATTTGCAAATGTTAAATTTTGACTGCCATCAATGCTGATGGCATTGGCACCGTTGGTTTGCAACACAATTGCAGTGGCATTGGCCAAGGTGCCAACATTGATCAGCGAAGAATTCACCGAGGCAGACACATTCACAGTGTTGATGTAAGCTGTGTTGAAAACTGTGCTGGGGCTGCCAATATTGTACACAAGGTTGGCATTGGGTATCATGCTACCCGAAATAGCCACATTTGCAACCACACCACCTGCAAAAGCGGGCGAATTTACGTCTACCCAGTACTGACTTGTTCCATCGCTGATGTATTCATACAATACATCATTGGCAGTATCGTACCACTGATCAGCAAGATCTGGACCAGCGGGAGGAGATGTAGAAGCTGTGTACACAATTCCTGTGGGAATTGGAACACCGTTGGCATAAAAATAGTTGTCAGACAGTATTGCATTGCCGTAAACATTGCCTGTGGCAGAAACTAGCCCACCTGTCAGTACATTGCCACCAGAGATGTTGGCAGCCGAAGTAATAGTTGATGTAGCACTGATTAGACCAGCGGTCAGTACATTGCCACCAATTATGTTGGCTGTAGCTGACACAATGCCGCCAGTCAGTACATTGCCACCAATTATGTTGGCTGTAGCTGACACAATGCCGCCAGTCAGTACATTGCCACCAGTTACATTACCAGTTAAACTTATACTTGTACCAGTTGCAGCACCAATATTTGGAGTTGTAAGATTGGCTCCGGCCTTGACAACAATGTTACCACTGCCATCAAATGCCGTGGTATTTTGATCAACTTTGGCACTGAAAACAGTACCTATCAGACTTAAACCAGCATTGGTATTGGCGGTATAAGTTTGTGAACTACTGAACTGAGCAAAAGCAATGTTGCTGGTGCCAAAAGTAATTGTGCCCACTGGTGCGCTGACAACGTAAGCACTGCCCAAGTTCACGTTACCATTGGTTACAAAAAAGTAATCATTGATTCCAAGAGCTGCTGTATTGGCAGCGCCATAAGTGTCCGCGTCTGTGGCACGGATAAGATTTGTGGCATTGGCCCAAGTGTAAACACCATTGAATACTGCATTGGCTTCGTTCTTGACCAAGATACGTGTGCCCACTGTTTGGACATTGGCTGTGTCAATGAGGTTGAATGATCCTGTTGTGGTCAATAATGCCCCAACGCCGTTGCCTGCGCCGTTGGGCTGGCTGTATGTAACAGTGCCGCCTGTGGCCGTGTCCAAAGTGCTTATGGTGGCTGCTACTACAGGTTGATGATATGAAATTGCCGTTGATACTGCATTGTCTACATATTGTTTAGTGGCCGCATCTGTGTCTTGTTGAGGATAAGCAACACTGTTGATGACGGTGTTAGATAAAACAACATTGCCAGCTGGTTGTAGATTTAGATTACCTGAGGCTGTAGAGATTGTTAATGCACCGCTGAGAGGTTGAATATTACTAGTATTAACGTTTCCACCAATCACATTACCGGTGGCACTGATCAGACCACCCGTGAGTACATTGCCACCTGTGATATTGCCCGAGACTGTGACCAAACCAGAAGTGACCAAATTAGAACCAGTAACATTAGCTGCTGAAGTAATTTCACCGGTTGCAGTGATTACACCTGCTGTAACTATATTTCCACCAATCACATTGGCAGTGGCGCTGAGAGTGGTTCCAGATATTACGTTAGCACCCGAAATATTGCCGCCAGATCCTGAAGTAACAATGTTGCCACCGATAATATTACCTGCGGCACTTACTGTACCACCCGTTAAAACATTACCACCTGCAATATTGGCCGTGACTGTTAGATTGGCCAGTGTGCCAACTTGGGTCAAACTTGAGTATAAAACATTTGAACTGAGTGTTGTTCCCACCAAAGCATTGGCATTCGCGCTGGATGCTGCAACACCTGTTAGCTGACTACCGTTACCAATAAAATAATTGCCAGAAACATTGCCTGCAGCACTTACTTGCCCAGCTGTGAGTAAATTGCCGCCAGTGATGTTGGCGGTTGTGATGACTGGTCCAGTGAGACTGACCAAATTACCTGAATAGGTGGGCAAATAATTGGCAACATCAGCATTGCTGTATCCTGCAGGCAATCCAGTTATAAAAGCACCGTTGCCCAACAAGTAATTGCCGGTGACGTTGCCTGTGGCCGATATCAGACCTGCAACGGAAACGCCTGTGGGGTCAAATACTGCCACGTTGCTGACACCAGCTGTGCTGACAGTGACATTGCCGTTGGCACCCACGTTGACATTGCTATTGCCGTTGACAATGGCTGTGCCAGCTGCCACAGTGATACCAGTCAGTAGAGCGCCATTACCAATGAAGTAATTGCCCGAGACGTTGCCAACAGTTCTGATGTTACCAACTGCACTTATTGATCCATTTGACAACAAGTTGCCAGTGGTGGTGTTTCCAGTAACACTTAAATTTGATAGAACCCCAATATTGGATGCGACTATACCAGTCAGTTGACTACCATTACCAATAAAGTAATTGCCTGTGATATTGCCGCTGGCACTGACTTGACCCTGAGCAAAAAAGTTTCCACCAGTAGTGTTACCAATCACAGACAAGCCATTCAGGTTGCCCACAGACACCAAACTTGAGTTTAGTACATTGGCGCTGAGTGTGTTGCCTGTTAATGCATTGGCTGACACGCGGGCAGCAGTGACTTCAGTTAATTGGCTGCCGTTGCCAATGAAATAATTGGCAGTGATGTTACCCGATGATGACAACGACGTCAGCGTACCTACGCTGGTGATATTAGGCTGCGCATTTGAAGCAACTGTTCCTGCCACAGTGGCATAGGCAGCATTGGCCACTGTTCCTGTGATATTTGCTCCAGGTATGGTAGTAAGACCTGCTCCTGATCCTACAAATTGTCCTGTGGTTGTGATGTTGCCAACGACATCCAAATACAACAAGTCATCAACTACTTTTAAACTTGAATATAAAACATTTGAACTCAGTGTATTGCCAACCAACGCATTGGCATTAACGTTGGTTGCCAACACCCCTGTCAACAACGAACCATTACCAATAAAATAATTGCCAGTTATATTTCCAACCGCGCTGATTCTACCACTGGTTAATATATTTCCTGCTGTGGCATTTCCTGAGATTGCAACTGAGGTCAATGTGCCAACGCTGGTAATGTTTGGTTGTGCGGCTGAAGTCACTGTACCAGCAGTGGTGGCTGTGGTAGCTGTGGTAGCACTACCTGCTGTGGTGGCATAGGCAGCATTGGCCACTGTACCCGAGACATTGGCGCCCGCCACAGTATTTGCTGTATCAGCGTAGGTGGCGGTAGTAGCTGTGTTGGCAGTGGCAGCAGTTCCTGCTGTGATGGCATAGGCAGCATTGGCCACTGTGCCCGAGACATTGGCGCCCGCAATTGAATACGCAGTTCCTGCTGCGGTAGCATAGGCAGCATTGGCCACTGTACCCGAGACATTGGCGCCTGGTATGTTGATCAGCCCAGCACCTGAGCCAATAAATCTTCCAGTGGTTGTGATGTTGCCAACGACATCCAAATACAACAAATCATCTACAACTTTCAGACTTGAGTATAGAACGTTGGCACTCAGTGTGTCACCAACAAGTGCATTGGCATTGACATTAGTTGCGGCAATGCCAGTTAGCAGTGCACCATTACCAATAAAATAATTGCCAGAGATATTACCAGTTGCTGTGAGAGATGTTAGAACACCAACTGAAGTTATGTTTGGTTGTGTATTGTTATATACTGTGCCTGCCACTAGTGCGTTGGCAACTTGTCCAGAAACATTGGCAGCTGGAATGTCTGTGATTCCAGCGCCTGATCCTATGAATTGTCCTGTGGTTGTGATGTTGCCAACAACATCCAAATACAACAAATCGTCTACAACTTTTAGACTTGAATACAACACATTGGAACTCAATGTGGTTCCTGTGAGAGCAGCCGCAGAAATGTTTGTTGCTGTGATTCCAGTCAGCAGTGCACCATTACCAATAAAGTAGTTGGCAGAAACGTTGGCTGCTGTGGTAATGTTTCCAGCTGCGCTGATGGTACCCAGACTGCGTAAACTGTTGCCTGTGATTGTGTTGCCACCAGTGATGTTGCCCGCTGCACTCACGACACCACTGGTGACGATATTGCCCCCGGTAATATTTGAGGTGGTTATGACTGGCCCAGTGAGACTGACCAAATTCCCAGTGTAGGTGGGCAAAAATGCAGCCACATTTGAATCATTGTAACTGGTGTTGGCAACTATGCCTGTGAGCAAGGCACCATTGCCAACAAAATAATCGCCATAAATGTACTGAAACGTTCTGTCCGGAGCACCAAGATCATACACCCCAGATGTGCCAGGTACAATGGTACTGTTGGCTTGTATGTTGCCGATACCATTGCCGGCTAGAGTAAGACCCAGGTTAGTAACTGTGGTTGTGACTATGTTGCCAGAGATTTTTACGTTGGTACCAACTGGACCAGCAGCCCAAATCTGTGTGAAATTGTCGTTTACCGCAGTAAACGCTTGACGCAAAGGCTCGCCGGTTCCATCGTTGGCATTTGCCCCCACATCTATTATTTGTTGCGTCATAGGTGAACTCTATCCTCTGGGGTATTTAGCTAAATCGCTGTGTGAAGATTTTTGGTTAAATTTTTCCACTCGCTAGGCGATGTTGAAATTCTGCCAGAGTGATGTGCGCCAAGTTGGGCACACCCAAGAGTTCTCGGATTTCTGCTGTGGTATCTCCTACCACTCTAAAGAAACTGACCTTGCAATGGTCTTTTGCGATGGTTTTCAATTGCCGCACCCAGTTTCCAGTAAAAGTGGGCACACCAGAACTTTTTTTGTAAAATTCAGTGTCTGCATACACATTGTTGAATCTACCATTTTGTGTGGGGCCCATGTCAAATCCCACAAGATAAATCACCATGGCACCATCCAGTGCAGCTTGGCCCACAGCCACTGGGCCCGAACTGAAACCAAAATACTGTTGCGGAATTCGATTGGCGCCCAAATTGTTCATGGGTTTCCTAGTGTAGTGAACATGCGTTTGACTGTAACCTTCCTGTTGTATGCGTTCGCTAATGGGTTGATCCGTACTGATCAAAACGTCTGGTTCAAATTCTCTATAAATGGCGTTGCACCCATAAACTCGGCCAAAAGTTTTTAGTTGATTCAAATCCACAGAGCGTCTACTCACGCCATTGCCCAATACAAATGCCACGGTCATAAAAAATCCTCCCAGTATGTAGCTGGGAGGAATTAGTTGGATTACAAATTAGCTTGTAACTTTGTCGACTTGCGCCAACTGTAGTGTTCCGTTTGGTGCTTCGGCACTGTTGATAACTTCAGCGCCAGACCATGTCACGGTTCCTTCGTCTGTGAAGAAGTTCACAGGATAGAAGTTTTCACCAGATTGAATGTTGACACCAAAGTTGCTGTTAGAATAGTTGCCATAAGTCATACCGTTCCAGTCACGTACCCACTTGTTGGTAATGTAGCTGGCATACACAGCAGAACTGTCGCCTACGCTGTAAGCAATGCTCATAAACCCTGCTGCAGGTGTTCCAGTGTTAGACAAAACGCACACCCCAACTGGATATGCTTCGCCTGTGCCTGCGCCTGCGGCTGTGGCTGTAAAGATATCGCCTACGGTTACACCAGTGCCAGCACCAACTGCTGCCCAGTCTGTTGTGCCAACTGTGCTAACTTGATAGGCTTGTCCAACAATAAAACTTTCATCAGCTGTGGCAGAGGCTGTGTAAGCCACCAAGAACTTGTGGCTACCTTTCTGGCGAATAATACGCCCTGCGCCTGATGTTGTGCTTGTTCCGTCGGCCAAACTGATGTTAACAGTCGCAGCAATTTCTGGAAATGTTGTGCTGGCTGTACTGGTTGCTGGGGAACCACCAACTACACCAATAAAGTCTGTTGCGCTTAGAGTACCAGCACTGTTATAAACTGGATTGGTCAAACTGCCAAAGTTGGGATAACCAGCGTCGGTCAACACGTTTTGGTTGTATGTTGTAACCACTGGATTGCTGCCCGATACTGCGGTACCGGAACCAATGTTTGTTTTTTGAATTTTTAGAGCTCTTCCCATTTGATTTCTCCTTATAGAAGCCCAATGCGGGTTCTAGCCGCTACGCAGGGGTTAACTGCATAAAACGCCGTATTGCGTTGACTTGTATTTATGGAAAATATAAAATAGTCAGCTGCCACAACGTAAATATTACCATGAATATCCCAGACATAATTCAGCAAGGCAATGACTATCGTGCCCAACACGAACCCGAAAAGTCTTTGAAATGCTACGCACAGGTCTTGGTAGAAGATCCCGACAATGCCCCAGCATTTTGCAACTACGGCAATGTCATGCGCGAGCTTGGCCATCCACAACGTGCCATACCATTTTTACAACATTCCGTTTTGTTGGATCCCTCTAATATCACTGCGCAATTCAATTTAGCAGTGGCATATCTATTGGCAGGAGATTACCAGCGAGGTTGGCCGCAGTACGAATCACGTTGGAGGTTTGAACATCTTGCTGGTACTGAACCAAAGTACGTTCAACCTCGCTGGCGCGGAGAAGATCTCCGAGACAAAACTATTCTTGTAGTAGGCGAACAAGGTCATGGGGATTGCATACAATTTTCAAGATTTATTTTCAACTTGCATGCCATGGGAGCTCGGGTCAAATTGCAGGTTACAGACGGCTTGATTCCATTGTTGGGTGCCAGCGACATCATTCAACAAGTGAGCAGATATGATGAAGACATGGGCGAGTTTGATTATTGGATTCCCATCATGAGTATCCCAGGTATACTAGGTGTAACACTTGATAACATTCCCAAAATTCAAAGTTATCTCACTGCACACCCAGCTCTGTTCAAAGCTTGGCAAGAACGCCTGGGGCCAAAAACTCGCATGCGTGTGGGCGTCAGCTGGAGTGGCCGCACAGATTCTTGGATCCATCAACACAAGAGTGTTCCGTTTCCTGTCATACTTGACATGATCCGATCCAATCCTCAATATGAGTGGATCAATTTACAAGTTGATGTTGATGACCAACAAGCTGCTGAGTTGGCTGCGGCTGGCGTGACTGCTTATCCCAACAGTATCAGCAGCTTTGCTGACACCGCTGCTTTGCTCATGCACATGGATGTTGTGGTTTCAGTTGACACTGCTGTGAGTCACTTGGCCGGCGCCTTGGGTAGACCAACCTGGATCATGCTGAATCAATATGGACAAGATTGGCGTTGGCTCCTGAACCGAGACGACAGCCCTTGGTACCCCACTGCAAGACTGTTTAGACAACCCAGGCGCGGAGATTGGACCAGTGTCACCAAAAAAGTTGGCCAATTCCTTTCATGGTTCAAGGTCTAACTGCTGTAATATAAATACCGTTACAATAGTAATTTATAAAATAGGTCGTTAAACCCATTATATCTGCCTGTGCTCCTCCTTGCCTGACCGACCTGGATGCACAGGCTTTTATTTGACCAACAAAAAACCTGCCGAAGCAGGTTTTTTGCCTTCCCATCCCTGGGTAAGATTCTCTGATTAGGAGAATGAAAGGTTAGACACAGCGATCTCACCAACGTAGTCGCCAGCGTTGCCGAAGCTGCTAGCAGTGTTGGTCAATTCGATGTAACCATAACGAGTCATGAAGCTCACGACTGGTTCGAATGTTGTTGGGTCAAGAACAACACCGCTGCTCATCAAAGGAATGTATGGGCAGTAGAATGCAGGAGCGTCAGCTTCGCTGGAGCCCTTGTATCCAACCAGAACAGGAGTTGTGTCGCTGGCATAGCTGTCAACGAACACACGCATTGCGCCGTTCAGTGTACCAACAAACTTGGTGTTGGTAGGAGCTTCGAAAGTACCTTCTGTGGTACGAGCAAAAGCAGAAGTAGTTGCAGACTGCAACACAGTCAGGGCAGCTGAAGAAACAACAGCGTAGTTACCAGCGCCACGACGTGTACGTTGGGCGATCAGGTTAGCAACACGGTTGATCAACACAGCCAGAGCAGCGTGTTCGTCACCAACGAATGTAGCAGTACCAGAAACAGTAGCTTGGTTGTATGTGAACTCAGTAGCAGCCAGTGAGCGCAAGCTCAACAGGATTTCCTGGTCAATTTCAGCTGTAATTTCTTGAGCCAGAGCAGCCATGATTTCTGCCTCAACGTCAATGCCGTGCATGGCTTGAGCGTCTTGTGCAGATTCAAATGTCCAACGAGCTTGCAACTTACGTGTGCGAGCTTCGACGGCCTGCTTCAGGATTTGCACAGAAATCTGCTTACCGCCAGTACCTTCCATGGTAGCTGTGTTACCACCGGTATAACCAGTAGCTGTAGCTGTGTTCTGGGGAACAGTAGAGTAAGCCTGTGCAATTGTGAATGGGCTCAATGCTTCAGTGCCAGCTGTCACGCTTGTAGCGGCAGCGGATTGGTCTGTCAAGCTCTGGGCGTAACGAACACGCAGAGTGTGAATTTGACCAACTGGACCAGTCATGGGCTGAACACCAACCAACTCGTTAGCAATAACGGTGGGCATAACACGACGGATCACTGGCAGAATCACACGGTTCAGTGTGGCGATGTTGCCAGATGCTGTGGAACCAGCTGTTGCGTTTTCTTTCAAATACTTGCGTGTATTCTCTAGGATAACGCCCATGCTGTTGCGCTTGGAGCCGTTCAGACCTTCAAGCAGTGCTTCTTTGGTCTCGCCCCAGCGGCTTTCTAATAGTTCTTGTGACATTTAAGTCTCCTATAAAAAATTTTATAACCCTGCCAGGCGCTTGAGGTCAATAACGTTGCTCTTAACATCGCTATCTTCCTGTTGACCACTTGGAACAGATTTATCCCCAGTTGCGACAGAAACGTTTTCTGTGATCACTTTAGAGGCTTTCACAGAGCGGTCTTCCAACACGGCTGGTAGATACTTTTCGAAGGCGTTTTTCAGACGGCTTGTCTGTACGCTTTCCAGTAAATTACGCATAACTTCGGCTTTTTCCTTGTTTAAGGGAGCCAGCAATTCTTGCATCAGGTCTTGACGCTCATTGCTTTCTTTGATCATGCGTATTTCACGTTCTTTGCTCTCGGCAACGACTTTGGCTCGTTTGACGAGATCGATGGCTTCACCTAATTGCTGGTCTTTCTTGGCCAATGCATTGTATAACTTGCGTACTTCTGCCTTCTCGTTGAGATGAGTAGCACCGAATTCAGCAGCATAAGCTTCAAAAATACGACGTCCAAAATTGTTCTCGCGAGCAACTTTGATGTCTTCCTGCAATTGTGTGAGTTCTGTCTTTAGATGACGGCTAACAGCTTGACTCATCTTCTGAGCACTTTCCTTAACGAAACGTGTCTTCAGAGTTTCAAGTTTTGCACGAGCTTCACGAACGAGGCGGACTTTGGTTTCCACAACGTCACGTTTGTCAGCGGCAAATTCTTGAATTTCTTTGGCCAAGGCGTGCACCATGAAGCTTTCTAGTTTCTCTAGACCTTCAGCATGCATTTTACGATCTTTGCGTAGTTCGCTAATTTCTTCAGCCAGCTTGGTCACCAAGAAGCCGTTAAACTTCTGTGCTGACTCTTGCATTTTGGCTTGAAACTTGACGCGGTCTTCAGCAAGTGCTTGCTTTTCAGCAGCCACTTGTGCGATTTCTACGGCCAGACCTTCTGTTACCATTTTATCTAAAGCTTCTACCATCACTGTTTTGTCATGTTCATAGCGTTGTGCGAACTCTTCGCGTAGTTCTGCACGAGCCTGCTCACGAGCTTCATTCAGCTTGGCTTCCCAGGCTTCATTGATCTCTTGACGAGTTTCCTCGGTGATCAGGTTGCTATCTAACAATGGTTTGATTGCATCTAACATTAGTAGATTCTCCTTAGATCTTAAGTTCTCGAATGAGTTTTACAACTTC